CCGGTCGTCGGAGGTCCAGCAAGTGCGGGGTTGGTGCCTCCGGTACCGCTAGAGACCGAATTGCCGACTGCCGAGACGACTGCCCCCGCGCCGCCCGGCACGCCCGCGAAGTGATCGAAAACACCAGAGTTGGAGGTCGACCCCGAGTAGGCGGTGCAGGTGAACGTCACACCGCTAATGGCGCCGGTCGCCCGGAACACCAGCGTCGTCATCCAGAAGGCAGACGCACCCAGCTGCTGTTCCCGCACGACGGTCGCGAACTCGAAAGTGACGTCGTTCAGGATCGAGATGGTGCCCTTGGTGCCGTTGCTGACGACCGTGAAGACAAACCAGTCGCCGATGGCAGTCGTGACACTAGGACCGAAAGTGAATCCCGCCCCAGAACTGGCGCCACTGAAGGTAGAACCGTTCTTCGTGATCGCCACGGCCTACTCCCCTCGACAGCTGGTTGCCGGGGGCAAGCTAGTTCAACGACTGAACCATGTACTGCATCAGGGTCAGCGCAGTACCAGCAGTAGCAACCGAGAACTTCGCCTGCAAATCCAGCTGCTGCGAAGCGGCCGTGTCGAAGTTCGCACCAACAGCAGGCGCCGACGCCGGAATGAACATCGACCCCGCGACACCAACAGCAGAACCCACCGCGGACTCCGACGTCCACTGGCCCTGCCACATGATGTTGCCCGTAGCCCCATCAGCACGGCACGTCCCGACCAGCTCCAGCATCCACGGCACGTTCGTCTTCGCCGTCGTGTTCAGCGCCATCGCCGCAGCCGCCGCGTTGTAGTTCGCGACACCCCCGAACATCAGCTGGAACAGCAACGTGCCCGGGGTCGTCACCACATTCGAGACCTGGCCCCAGGCGTTGATCTTGAGCATCGTCCCGACCCGGAAGAAATTCGCCGGCAGAACCAGCTTGGTCGCCGCGGGGATGATGCTGGCCTGTGTCGTGGACGCGGAGATCGCGGTCCCAGCGACCTGGGCCTGTGTCAGGGTTTCCTGCCACGTCTGAAGACTCATCGTGCCACCGTCCTATTCACGCGCGTCACAAGCTGGTCCAAGTCGGCCAGGTGTACCAATCAGCCGGGTCCGGCCACGGCGCCGACTCAGGAAACGCGCCCGTCGGAGCCCCGCGCGTCCCGCCGTTCTCACGGTCCCAACGGTGCAGACGCTCGAGCTCCGACGACGTCAGGTAGACGCCCATCTCTTCGGCGTTGTAGCCCGAAGATGTTCCGCCGACCGTCTGCTGCCGCAACCCGTTCGGGTTCCGGTAGGACCGACCGGCCGCGGCCAGAGCGACAGACTTTGCGACCGACGGCCAGGGGTTCCGGTCGCCGATCGCGTCGGTGATCAGCCCCTGCGCCAGGTCGAGCAGCAGCAGGTTCGATGTTGCGGTGTCCACGTCGGTCTGGAGGAAGGACGCGAACTCGGGCAGCGTTGCGATGGCGACCATGTTCGCGTCCCTCCCTCAGATCACTTGCCGTACTTGGCGCGGAGGTCGGCCTGCTTCAGGCCACCCTCGTCGACAGGCTTCGTCTCGTCGGCAGACGCGCCCTTGCTGGTGGCGTACGCGGCCCAGTCGTCACGGGACGCGTTGCCGGCGGGGACATCCGCCGGCGGCTCGTCCTGCTTCGGAGCCTCGGACGCCTTGACCTTCTCGAGCAGCCCCAGATCCATCTGAGCCTTGGCCTGATCCTCGTCGGCGACGTTGTCGACGATCCCGCCCTCGTAGTAGCCGCGGACGACCGAGGAGCCCGTGTCGTCCTTCACCTTCAGCGTGACGTAGGGCGCCACGACCCTGTAGCTCGTCATCGTGCAGTCACTCCTAGGTGATCGAGGTGATCAGTTGTGCGGCGCCGGTCTCCTGGACGACCGGGACCGTCTTGCGGCGGCCCTGGAGGTCCCAGGCGTCGTTGGCGTCGAGCCGGATCGCCTTGGTCTGCACCGCGAGATCCGCGACCGCGTACCCCGGAGCACCGTCCATCTCGTCGGCCATCCCGCCGAGCTGCGACGAGTCCAGCACGACCGCCTGCCCCGCCGGGATGGCCGGTGAGACGACGACGGTCATGCCCGCGATACGGGTGATCTCGCCGCTGTAGATCGGACTGTCGGTGGTCTCACGGCGCAGCAGCGCAGCGAGGCCGGTGTCGGTCATGATGTACAGGTAGCCCAGGTCGTTGACCACGACCGTGTCCGGGTTGTACCCCAGGTTGCGCTGCACGATCGCCGACCTCGCGGTCAGGATCGCCTTCAGCGGGACCGCGGTCGTCGAGGTCGACCACACACCACCGGCCGTGGTCTGAGCGGCGATCGCCGACAGAACCGCCGACATCGTGATGGCATCGACCTGCGAGATGATCGAGTTGACCACCTTCCGCAAGGCACGGTCCACCGCGGAGCCCTGGTACACGTTGCGGGTGAGCTCTTCGTCGGTGAGGCGGACCTTCTGGCCCCACTTGGCAACCGCCGCGAGCGCAGCGGTGCCGGTCGGCAGGTTCGCGAACGGGTACGTCGACCCGGGACCGACGGCCTCGACGGCACGGTCGGACACGAACGGCTCCGACTGCTCGTAGAGGACGGCGCCGCCGGTCGAGCGGAACCGCTGGGTGAGGATCTGGTCCGAGACGAACCGCAGGTCGCGGAAGTCGCGGAGCCGGCGCTGCAGAGCGGTGGGGCTCGACAGGAACCGGCTAATGGTGACGAGGTCGCCCGAAAGGGTGGGCGCCGGAGGGGTGAGCGGCATGGCCTATCTCCTTTCGGTTAGTTGCGTCCGAGGAACTGGACTTTGTTGCCGGTCGTCGCCGTGTTCAGCGCCGTCCCGATGAGTGAGCCGGCCGCGGCGGCGGTGCCGATGACGGCGGTACCGACCGTGCCCGATGCGGCGGTGACCACACCGTCGAGGGCGGTCACCGTGCCGGTGGTGACGACCTCGTGGATGCAGTTGTTCAGCGGCCACACCGTGACCCTGGCGCCGGACGCGGCGTCGTGCGCGGCGATGCCCACGGCAACCAGTGAACCGGCGCCCGCGGGGCCGACCGTGTTGACGCCGGACGCCACGACGACCTGGCCGCCGGTGACGCTGGCCGAGGTGGTACGGGTGAATGGGTTCACGCCACCGGCGTAAACCGGGGTGTAGTCAGCCATGATCAGGCTCCCTTCGGGGCGAAGAGGCCCGCGTACTCGTCGTCGAACGCCTCGCCGTCGTCGGAGAAGCCCTCCTCGGCGACCGGGACGACGTTCTTCGCGAGCCCGGCCAGCACCTCACGGGTGCCCTCGGCGTCGGCGTCCCACAGGCGCACCCAGTGCTCCTTGCGGGCCGGCGGGAACTTGCCCGCGCGCACGGCCTCGTCGATGACCTGGTCACGCTCCTCGCGGGAACGCTTCGCCGCCTGGGCCTCGAGGCGCTTGATCCGCGCCTCGCGCTCTTCCCAGGCGGAAGCGTCGATCACGATGGTGCCGGCGGTCTTCTTGCCTGCGGCCACCTTCTCGGACGCGCCGGTCGGCGCGCCCTCCTCCTGCGGAGCCGTACCCGGGTCGCTGATGGCGGCGAGAACCTGGCTCGGCTCAAGCGTTGCGTCATCAGGGAGTCCGAGCTTGGTCCGCAGGGCGCTGAGCTGTTCGTTCGTGAACTGCACGTCACCCTCCAATTGGGTGTCGGCCTCCGCGACGGAGGCGTTGTGGATCCGGCGCGTCGCCTCAGCAACAGAGACCGGAGTTTTGGGGTTGGCCGGCGGCTTCTCACCGGGCCGGGATTCCGCTCGGGACGCCCAGACGATCGGCGCGGTGCTCGCGGTAACGGCCGCCGGCGCATCCTCGTAGCGGATGACTACGGCGATCGGATCGGCGAACGAGACGGCGGCCTCACCGTCGCCCTTGCCGATGGTGACGGGGACGCGGTACCGCTTCCCCTCGGCGTCGTCCATGACGATGAGCTGGAGCGGGTCGAGTTCCATCGACTCGATCCACTGGTCCCAGGCGTTGCCCGGCCCGTCGTAGTAGGCGCGGCGGATGTCCTCGCTGGTGACCGATGCTGCGATCTGCAGCGGTCGAGGGTTTGGCACGGCGACCTCCTGGGCGCTGGCGTTGACGGTGAAACTGACGGGTGTTCCTGCCGGACTGTCACCGGCAGCGGCGACGCCGTACAGCGTCGCGACGTCCTGGAGCGACTCGAGCGTCCCGACGCCGGGCTGCACCACACCGAGCAGCGCGACCGCAGTCAGCACGAACGGGTGCGTGTGACCGAGCTGGCAGTGGAAGTCGTACGCACCTTCGACCGACCGGTCCGGGTAGGCGGACGCGATGACATCACCCAGCCAGCCCGGCATCCCGGTGTAGTCGCCGACCAGTGCCCGGCCGTTCTCGGCGGTGGCCATGTTCGCGACCCACCCGACGGCCGGTTCGCCGTCGAACCGCGGATCGGTGTGGCCGAGCTTGAGGACCGGGCGGCGTACCGCGGGACACTCCATCGCCGCAACCGCCGACGCGAGGTCGTCGACTGTGACGGTCCACTCGCCGGTGGAGATGTTCCAGGTGCCGGTGTGGATGAGCTCCACATTCGGCAGGGTAGCCAGGGGCGGCGCGACCGGGACGGTGACGTCAGCCATTCCCGGCCGCCGGGGGTGGGGGAAGAGCCGGAGGCGTCTTCGGTGCGGGTGGCGCGGTCGGGATCCCCTTCGGCGGGAGCCCGTACTGCTGCCGCAACGCGTCCTCGAGCTCGCGGTCCGGGATGATGCCGCCCGCGTCGAAGAGCGCCTTGAGCGCCACCGCGGTGGCCTGCTGCCGGGTGCCGATCTCCTCGAACACGATCCGCGGCGCAGGCTCGTCCGGGCCGTAGTTCAGGTCGACCATGTCTTCGACGACATGCTGGGTCGCGACATCGGCGACCTGCTGCGCCAGAGTCTGCAGCGACAGGGTGAAGAAGTCCGCGAACGTGGACCCCAGCGCCCACGAGCCGGTCTGGGTGCCCAAGTTGAGGAAGTGCGCGAGCACGGCCCGGGCGATCTGCTCGTCGTGGTACCTGATCGGGACGTCGGAGTCGGGCAGCGTGCCCGTGACACCGACGAGATCGAGCTTCGCCCCGGACGGGATCGCTGCGCCCGCGGCCTCACCCGAGCGCCACGCGGTGGCGAGGTTCCTGCCCGCGGTCAGGCTCGTTTCACCTTCGGCGCCGGTGTAGCGGGGCACACCCATGCCGTTGCGCTCGACCGTCTGCGCCTGGACCCGCAACAGCCGGTCCTTGATCAGCCAGTTCTTGTAGCAGGTCCGCAGCAACGACGACCCGATCCAGTTGCCGCCCTCACGGTCATGCACGTACGCCACCAGCCGGTCGACCGGGATCGTCGCCGTGCCAGGAGCCGAAGATCCCGTCTGGAACCCCTGCTCGATGGACACGAGACCGCCGTCACGGCCGATGTTGAACTTCGAGATCGTCCGCGGCGGCCGCCACGCCAGCTTCCTGAGCCGTGCCTGGCCGGCCGCGTCGATCCGGTAGACCTGCTCGAAGTAGCTGTGGCCGAACGGCAGCATCAGCAGCGCCAGCCGCAGATGCTCCTGCCACGAGAACCGGTCCTTCATCCGCGGCCCGCTCGCTGGGGGGTTACCGCCGACCACGGGCAGCCCCAGGTCGTCAGCGACCAGTTGCGCGACCTCGGGACGGGCCCCGTTCGGGTCCACCCGCCACTCCGTGCGCCGTACGGGAAGCGTCACGGCCCGCAGCACGGACGCGACCTGGGAGTCCTGCCGGCGCATCCGGTCGTAGACCTCGATCGACAGCGGCCAGTGCAGCTCCGGCGTCGTCTCGTACTCGACGTCCAACCACCAGCCCGAGCCGGACACGTAGCCGATCTCAGCAGTCGGAGCGGTGACGTCTGGCATCTACAGCCCCCTTCTCAAAAGCCTGAATTGGCGAGTGAACCGGTCTCTGACAGGGCGGGAACGGTCGCGACCTGCGGTGCGGCGGGTGGTGTGCGCTGTTCCTCGGCCGCGGCATGGTCCATGTACTCGCCGTGGGCGTTGACGGCGGCGGACCAGCCGTCGATCTTCTCGCCGGCCCGCGCCTTGTCGGGTTTCACGTTGCCGGACGGATCCATCCCGACCGCGAGGTTGTCGGTCATCCACCGCATCACCGGATTGCCGCTGTGCCGGTACTTCTTGACCAGAACCATCCGCAGAATGTCCTTCAGCGGCGCCGAAGCGGTCGCATATCCCTGCCCGCGGGGCACACATTCGAGGCCGTCGTCGCCCAGTTTCGTCACGAGCGGGTTCGCGCCCC